CTAAAGCAGAGGCTGCTGATGTAGCCGCACTGGTTGCGCTAGTTAATGCACTTGCCGCGCTTGTTGAGGCAGAGTTAGCACTTGTTAATGCGTTTGCTTCGCTTGTGGCAGCAGCAGTTTGGCTAACTAACGCACTTGCCGCGCTAGTAGCAGCAGCAGTCTGGCTAACTAAAGCAGATGCAGCGCTTGTTGCTGCAGCAGTTGCTGAGTTAGAAGCCGATGTGGCACTGGTAGCAGCAGCAATTTGGCTATTAGATGCACTGGTTGCTGATGTTGCAGCAGCAGCGGCAGAAGCCGCAGCAGCACTGGTAGAAGCAGCAGCACTTGCAGCAGAGGTAGCAGCAGCCGTTGCTGATGCAGCAGCAGATGTAGCAGATGTTGCTGCTGCACTTGCACTGTTAGCAGCCGATGTAGCATAACCTGCAATAGTTGCTACAGAAGCAGCAGCCGTAGTTGCAGAAGCAGCAGCGCTAGTTGCGCTAGTGGCTGCAGCCGTAGCAGAAGCCGCTGCGCTTGTAGCACTTGTAGCCGCTGCTGTAGCAGAAGTTGCTGCGGAAGCGGCACTCGTTGCTGCAGCGCTTGCGCTGGTTGCAGAAGCAGATGCTGATGAAGCAGCAGCAGAAGCACTTGCGGCAGCGCTTGTGGCTGATGTGGCTGCTGATGTTGCACTGGCTGCAGCAGAGGCTGCGCTAGTTGCAGCAGCGGTTGCTGAGCCAAGGATTGCATCTACATAATTCTTAGGTGTAGCAGATGAGTCAACCATACCTGCGCTTGATAAACCAGTAATAACTGGGCTGCCTGAAATAGTAGGGCTAACAAAAGTTGCAGCAGATGCTGTGAATGAACCAGTAAATGTGCTAGTTGAGATAGTAGAACTTGTTATGGTTGCAGAAGTAACAGTTCCACCAGTAATAGTTGCGGTTGAAGTTACCGCTCCACTGATAGTAGCGCCATTGATGGTCGGAGTAGTAAGAGTCTTTTGTGTAAGTGTCTGTGCTTTAAGAGTACCAACGACTACACCTTCACCAGTGATAATACCGTGGACATGTGTCTGGTTAGCAAGGTCAAGGATTGTCTGGTCAATGTCATAACCGCGAGCAGCAATGTGAGTTTGTTCTTCACGGAACTCACGACCTGATACACCGTGGCGAACAACTGCTCCTGCGGAGTGTGCTACGCCTTGAGTATTATCAGAACCACGGGTTACTGACAGTGTTGTACCTGCACCAGCAGTTACTGTGACTACTTCTTCCTTAGATGTATCAGGGTCAACAATAAGTGTGTATGGGTATGATGAAGGAAAGCCAGAGACAGATGCGACAATGAACGCGGTGTTTGCCGCGCCTTGTGCCTGTGCTGGAATGGAACCTGAGAGCGCTGTTTCTACTGCAATCGAGGAGTAGTACCGCGCTGGGGAGCCTGGGTCGCCTGCTGCCATTTTTTAACCTATCTCTGGTAGTGGGAACGGATTGGGTGTTGACGGCGTTGGTTGTCCGCAACTTCGTTTAAACGCTGCTGGTAAATGCTGTACAAGTATCTGGAAGCGTTCTGTCCAGAACCTGTTGGTCGCACACCATCAAGGATGTCTGCAGATGCAGACTGTGGACCAAGGCGTGAAGGGTCCAAAAATGAAACCATACGGAAGGCTGCGCCATAGATGACTACATCTTCTGAGTATGAAGGCAAACCTGTTGTTGTGTCATAGTCATCATTGCCATTGACAAGAAGCGTTGGGCGCTTGGAGTAGAACACATGCACTGTTTGTCCAGGCACAATGCCTGCATAAACGCTAATGCTACGAGCAGATGTAAATGCATCTGTATCTGCTGAGCGGTCTAGGTTGTAGGCACGAACTGGCATCCACTCTTTTGTTGGTCCTACTGTTGAGTAGGTAACGCTGAGTGCGTTCTGAAAATCTGCAGGCAACTGGTATGTAGTACGGGCTGCAATAAACTTAAAGTCTGTACTAGCAGTAGCAAATACCATTGGGTACATAGCATCAATAGTGTTGTTGATAGCCTTCTTAATTTCATTGCGTGGGAACAATGGCGATGCTGTTATCTTTGCGTTCTGAGCGTGAGTTGCTGGCGTAGTGCCACGCTGTCCACGACCCCATGGTGCAAGGGTAAGAGTGTTGGCTACATTGTCTGTATTATTAACGAATACAATTTCATCGTCAATCTGTACATAACCACGACCAATACCTGTCGCATCGTACACAGATAGCGTTGTAGTTGTACTAGTAGCACTGGTTGTAAGCCAAGTACTTGGCTCAGTGTTTTCTGTGTAGCCATGCAGCACCGCTTCAACGCGGTCTGCTAGTTCATTAAATGTTGAACTCATAGGTCAATGCTCCTTAAGGCTACGACTCCTGATAATCCAGTGGTTCCTGCTAACTCATTACAGATGGCGTTGTAGTCCTTATAGTCATCTGGCTGGCGAGTTGAATCAGCCTTGTAATTAAGAGCAGCAATAAGACCTAGACCAGATGTACCAGCCCATGCGTTAGCAGCACCTTGTTCTACTTTGTATGCTGTCATTACTGGATATGTGCCACCGTTTGCAAGACGATTGAGTTCGTCTGCTAATGAACTTCCTGCTGCTCCTGTTGCCATTACTTAGCCTTTCGCTTCGCTGCTGCGTTGTCTACAAGGTTTGGATAGGGACGACCAGCCTTCTTTGCTGATGCCTTAGCCTTTGCCTTCTGAGATGCAGTTAAAGGTTTTGATTTCTTGTTAGGATTCTTTGTATCCCAAAATGCTTTCTTCTTCACCACTTCACCTTGTCTGCCCAGTACGCTGCAGACATCTTGCCTTTGGCAATGTTCTTAGCGTGACGGGCTTTGAATGATGCTTGACGGGCTGTTGGCTTTCTATCGCCAGTTACACCCTGCTGACCAAATCGAATGGTCTTAACTTGGCTGCCTTCTTTAGCAACCACAACATGTGACTTAGTTGGGTGAGAAGGAGTGCGCTTTGGCTTGTTGAAGCCAGACACTCCTGCTCGTGCCAACCGTGAATCTTTCTTACTTGGCACGCTTCTTAGCCTTGCCAGCCTGAGACAATGCAATAGCGATTGCCTGCTTGCGGTTCTTGACTACTGGTGCCTTCTTTGAACCCTTTGGGTCTTTGCCTGCGTTAAGGGTTCCGCGTTTAAACTCACCCATTACCTTGGCAACCTTATCTTTCTTAGGAGTACTTTTCTTCATTCTTGTCATCCTTTTCTGCCATAGGTCCTTCTTCGCCAATGCGAACAATCTTGATGTTGTTATACAAGGCAATGTTTGCCTCTGCTGGAGCAGCGTTTAGTGCGCGACCGCCTACACCGTAGGGGTTTACTGAGCCGTAGCATCCACATTTAATGCACATAATTAGTCCTCATCTTCATCTTCGTAGGGGTCGAACAGTGGTATATCGGTTGGGTTAATTGGCTTAGGAAGAATCCAATCAGGGTATGAATCTCTATCCATGATAAGTGTCATGCAGATTGACTCAGGGAAGCCTGCCTTCTTAAGCGCCTTCCAGTATTCATTTAGGGCTATGCAGTACTGCTCTAAAGGTGAGTAGTTATCATCAATAACCTGAACCTTTTGCACCTTGTTACTTGCTGGTTTCTTTCTAGCAGCCATGGCTCCTCCTATTTGAATGTTCCCGTATTACCGTCAAAGGCTTTACCAACCTTGTCGGAAATTCTTACCGCTTCTTGAACCTTTGCCATGGTTGTTCCTGCTGGTTGAATACCTTGAGCACGAGCATCCTTATAGGCTTTTAGTTCTGCATCCCACTTGCTTGTAGACATTGCTACTTTAGAGTTGGCATCGCCTACTCCCATTTCAAGGGTTGTAACTTTGCATCCAAAGCATCCTTCAACATATACAGGGTGCGTTTGTCTTTGATGTAAATTCATTAGATAGCCTCTATGTAAGCGCCGTATCCCTGTGCTGTTAGGGCATCAGCGGTTGCCTGGTCAATAACAGTGACAGTTCCACCCATATACAGTTCTTGTGCAGATAGGGTTTCTGTCTGACTTGGGTATCGGTAAGAGGAGTAGATACCATTATGCCGCATCACAGTGACACCTCGTGTGATGGTGTAACGCTCAAACAATACTCCTTCACCCATTGGAGTTTCCTCAACAGTTGGTGTTGTGAATTTATACTGAGTCATTGTTTGTCCTTACTAATAAGTGAAGGGGCAGGGCTTTCGCCCCACCCCTCCCGCACGATTAAAGTGCAGCGATTGATGAGCCTGATTCAATGCGATATAGCGCAGCCTCACGGTAGCGGGCGAAACCAAGTACGCCGTACCATCCGATTGGGCGGAAACGCATCAAGCGGTCAGTCACATTACCAATAACAACGCCTGGCTCTTGAGCCACAGCCTCCGCCAATGCCTGCTTACCGCAGAGAATTGTGTCGAATACTTCTGTTACTGGTGTAACGGTTACAACAGTTGATACTGTAACTGCAGCAGTGTTTGCTGTGTCAACAGTAAATGTTGTTGTTGAACCTGATGTTGTGATAGCAGTAATCTTGGCACCAGAAGCGATACCTGTTCCTGCAATCTTGTCGCCAACTTCTGCACGAGAAGCAATGACGGCTGTTGAAGCAACACCGAATGTAAAGCCTGCTGATGTACCAGCGACTGTTACTGCAGTTGTTGCTAGAGCGGTCTGGTCAGCGCCAGCCTTCTCAGAGAACATGCGTGGGTTTTCTACATAGAAAGCACCTTCGTATGTACCGATTGTGCCAGCCCATAGGTTGCCCTGTGACTGCTCTGTGTGAGTGTGGATGTCACGCCATCCAACATTGCCTGTCTCAGCACGAAGGTCGTGTGAAACTTCTGGGTGAATACCTGCCCAGTATAGGCTTCCCTGACGAGGAACAGCCTTGTTTGTACGCAACTTAGCAACTGCCTTACGAAGGTTAGCAGATGTGATTGTCATACCTGCTGTGATTGTTGCTGTTGATGTTGCTGTACCTGAGTAGATAACATTCTGTCCCTGACGAAGTGGTGTCTGGGCAATGACATCCAAAGAGTCTGCCATGTTGTATGCGATGATGTCAGCGATTGCTGGGTCAACATCTGAAAGTGAGAACAACTCTAACTTGCGAGTTGTAAGTGATGAGTTTCCTTGCTCATTTAGAGTCACAGAAACTGTGTTGACATCTGGTAGTGCTACTGCATCTACATCTGATGTCTCTGATAGAGCAGATGTTGCTGGTGCTAAGTCATTGTAAAGTGAGAATACAACGCTTGAACCTGGCATCGCCTGCTGCACTGGGCGCTTGTCAGCCACTGCACGAATCATTGGCTGGGCACGAAGTGCGAATTCTACATAACGGTCATACGCTGTCTTGACGAGTCCCGCCATCGAGGTAGTGTCGTTATATGCCATGTGTTCACCTCCTGGTGATTGGTTGATGTTTGTTGGTTAATTAAAATCCAAGGAGTGCATCTAGGTCCTCTTTAGTCTTAACACCTGCCACCTTTGCGAACATGTCCTCATCAATATCTGGCATTGAGCCACTTGATACGACATTGTTCATACGGTGTTGTGCTGAGAGGTCTGGACCCTTTTGTGTTGGCGCTTCATTTGTTTGAGCGGGCTGTACACCAAAGACATCTCCGTATTCATCTACCCACGCAGCAATAGCCTCCTCAGAGGTATCTACATCTTGTGGTATGAATACTGCAATCTTTGGGTTTAATCCCTTTGCCTGTAATACATCCTTGACAGTGCGTTGACGGGTCTGTGTTTTAAGACCACTCAACTCCTGTTCTAGTTCTTTTGCACGCTTTTCAAGCGCACGATTTACCTTACGGAGTTGAGACACCACATCTGTTGATGTGTCAATGTCATCTTCGTCATCGAACTGGTAATTTGTAGGCATCAGCCTATCTCCCTTGTTAGTAGTTGTATTCGCAATCCACAATGAAGTTCGGGGAAACTAAATTGGCTATTGCTCCTAGACTTGTACGCCCCCGTGGGCTAGTCGGTCACGGTGGGGATTCTTTTATATTGCTGTTGGTGTTGAACGAAGTGATGAGCCAGTAATTCCTGAACCACCACTAAAGCGAGCGCCTTCACGCTGTGCTCTTTGTTGTGATGCAAGGATTGCTTCTGGGCTTCCTTCGATAACAGCCTGTAACGCTTCATTCTCATTGTAAACTTCGCCTTCAATTCCTGTAAGGCGTGATTGAGTTTTGCGTAATTGTGCTGCTTGACCAAGTGCTGTCTGCATTTGTTGTGCTGATAGTTTAGAGTAGGCTTCTGTTCCGACAATCTGTTCTGCCTGAGCAGCAGTCATACCTTCTAACTTCAAGCCCTTTTCACGACCAAAGCCAATAAATTGTGCAGACTTTGCTTGCTTCTGGAGAATCGCTAATGCTCTATCTGGGTCAAGAACATAGGCTGTAATGCCTCCTTCTCCAATATTGTAAAGTTCTTGTAGTTGCAACTTAACACCTGGAGACATGGAGCGAGACAAATCCTGACCTACTTGCAAGCGGTCTTGGTATTCTTTTGGAGAAACTAGATTTCCAATAAGTTTTCCAAAGTCATCAGGCGTATCATAAAATCCTACAGGGATTTCAAAGAAACGAGCAGTTGCTTCAAACGCTTTTTCATTTTTAATGTACTCATCTTCGGTAATAGTTTTACCCTTAGCGCGTAATGCTTTCATACCTGGAAAACGCAACTGATATTCTGGTTGTTCATAAAGTTCAAGA